TAGTTGGAGGATGAAATGTGGACCAGTAAGTTTTGGAAGGAGACCGCTGAGCGGGCAATCAAGTCCTTCTGCCAGGCTCTCATCGTGATGTGGACGAGCGACGTGGCCTTTGATTTCCTCCAGGTTGACTGGGGCAAGTCGTTGGGGGTCGCGACCGGCATGGCCGTGCTGTCAGTACTCACTTCGGTGGCCACTAGTGGTATTGGACCTGACAAGGACTCTCCCTCAGCCGTCTAGTCCTTCCGACTGAATCTGGGCCCGCTGCTCTCCCCGACTGGTCCGGGGATACCCTCCGAAGCAGCGGGCCCTTTTCCTACCCTCTTGTTGAGTTCAAGGATCAGCTGGCTCTGGAGAGTAACAACCTCTTCAAGCTCAGCAACCCTTCCCTCTACTTTACCTATCCATAGGCTCATCTGGAACAAGTCGCCCTTGATCTTTTCGATCTCTGCTTCGAAGGTCACTTCAGCATCCTAATGTAGAACGGATCACCGTAGGTGAACGTAACGTGGTACAGGATATGACGCAGCGCATCCATTCCATGGGGCGCTGCTTTTGCGTTGTACAGGCCGATCTGCATGACGCGCTTGTTGTCGTCCGACCAGAACGCTGACTTGCCAATTGTACTGGCACTTACCAAGATCTGTCTGTACCCGCGAGGGTTCTGCTGCGCATGTAGCATGCAGACACCGACGTACTCGGCTGCGTCGTAGTTGATCTTGGCACGCTGTGCATCGTCCTTACGGAACTCGAAACGTTCCACCAGCATCACGTTGCAGTCAGTGATTTCGAGAACGTTCCACAGCTGATTGTGCGAATCAGTGCCTAGGGGCTCGTTCCAGACGTCGACGATTCCCTTGCTCTTCGCTTCTCTTGCCTCGCTGTCGTATATGGCAAAGCCTGTAGTAGGACCTGGATCAACTGCTAAGATGCGCACTGGACCTCCACGGCAGTGTGGTTCTTTGTGAGACGCTTCAAGCCGAAGAGACTCGAGTTAGACACAAGAGGATCTTTCGGGTTACTAAGGTGTTTAGGCGCTATCGTCTTGAGTCTAATCTCGAGTCTCTCCAGTCTAATCACTTGTCTAGAGCTACTCGCTTAAAGCTGTTAAGCGTGACACGTGGTACACCAGTACCAGCGGTCGCCAACCCAGATCCACATGTTAGTCACCTCCCCCCAGTTGCTCCAACAGGTACCTGCGTTCGGCCTCATATTCAGCGAGGCGAGACTCAACGATGGCTAGGCGCTTTCGAACGGAAGTCTTGTTCTTCTGGATGACCAGAAGGTTCTCCGGGCGGAGATCAGTCTTGTCACCGTTCTTGAAGCGAACCATCTCGTCAGCTTTGAGCGGTCGACCCAACACTTCTTCCGCAATGATGTGATGGGTCAGTCGCATCTTGCCGTCGCTCTTGGTGTAGTGGTATCCGTTAGCGGATACCATCGTAGCCCCTTCAGGGCTCGCAGACCCCCTAGGCATTACCTATCGCCTTTCGTGTACATCCAGTGCACGCCCACCTCGGAACGTGGGGGTAGTAGTCGCTAGGTGGAATCCTAAAGGGGAGTCCGCAGCACGCTGCGAGCCCTGAGCCTGCAGGGTCCTCCAGGTGCACAACGATCACCGGTACGTGCGGAAGCTCTCCCATCAGCGGTGGACCTTCTGCGGCGGGTCGTACTTATCCGCCGCGGCTCGAAGGGCTCCTGCGATGATTGCTTTGTCGTTGGAAGTGATCTTGAGGATCTCTTTCCAGTCTACCTTCTCGGGGGCGTTTTCCTGAACTGCATAGCTGGTGATTCTTTCTTCGTGGATCTCAACCCTGATCACTTGGCCTCCTGTAGTTTCCGTCATACCTTGGGTAGAGATGAATGTAGTCGTCCCAGCGCCTGCCTAGCTTGTCAACCTCTTGGAAGCCACACGTCCAGATGATGTACTCGTGGGTCCTGAGACGGTAGAGCCTGCCGAGCTGTGCGCCGCCAATTCTACGCCTCTGACCGTCGTTGCGTGAAATAACGATTCCTGGATGAAGGGCGTACTTTTCTCTAGCCATCTAGAGGTCACCCCAACTCGGACCATAGCTTACGTCGACCGCGAAGGGGACGTAGTCCGTAAACCTCCGTCCGGCTTCGACCATAGTACTCTGGAGCAGTTCAGACACTTCGTCTCTTCTGTCAACGTGACACTCAGCAACGAGCGCATCGTGGATGGTGAGTCGAAGGAACCCCAGACCTTTAAGCATCGGTCGCAAGCGAACAAGGGCAGAGAGGCAGATGTCGGATGCAGTACTTTGCGGCAGGAAGGACAGCGCTTCGTTGAGCACATCCCTCTTGTTGCGATCCGTGATAAGATGAAAGCGACGAACACGTCCGAAGGGCGTGACCAGTCGTTGCTCACTTAGCACCGTCTTCCGGATGTCATCTTGCCACTTCGCTATTCCTGGAATGAGTCCCATGAAGTCGTCTCGCAACTTGTATGCATCCCGTAGAGGCATTCCAAACTCAGCGGCAATGGAAGGCGCCTCGCGACCGTATCCAAGTCCATAGAAGAAGGCCTTAATTCGGATTCGGAGTTCTTTCTTTGCGGCGTCGGAGAGGTTGACCCAGTGAGCTCCGTGTATCTGCTCACAGAGGTCATCGAATATATCGATCGTTGGGTCTGCCAGGACTCGCCGCAGGTACTCATCTCGTGCAAGAGTCGCCATAACTCTTGCCTCTGCTTGTTTGTAGTCGACATGAACTAGTACGTGATCAGCTCGCGATGCAACAAATTGCCGTTTGATTCCCTTATCTCTAACGATGTTTTGGAGGTTCGGATTCCTAGACGCCAACCTCCCAGACGTTGTTCCGTGAAGGAGGTAAGTCGTGTACACACGACCACGGTAGACCCTCTTGCGGATGCCTTGGACATATGTGCTGTAAAGCTTCTGCTGTCGACGGTGCTCAAGCAGAGTGCGCATGAACCCTGCGGCCGGAACGTCACTTCCAATTGTTCCGAGCTTCGCAACGATTGTATCGACGTCAGTAGCGCTGACAGTGATATTTTGACTTCCGAGGTATTCGTGGATTTGCTTAGGGCTTCTAGGGTTGATCGAAGTAATTTGATGACCTGTGCTGGATCGAACAATGTCATCGATCCGCTCTTCGAGCTCGGTAATTCGCTCAAGGTACTTATTCCCCAACTGGATGCTGTAGACCTGATCGACTGCGATGCCGTTCAGCTCAAGGTACATGAGTTGGTTCGATGCAGCCACAAGCATATCGTGTACGTCTCGGAGCTTCCTGGCTGGCCAGGAAGTGTAGGGCCACGCCCCGTCGCGATCAAGGGCTGTGCTGAACATCTTGTACAAGGCCCAAGTAACAGCAACGTCCATGGCGTTGTACTTGTAGAGGATGGGGCGTGGTATATCGCCGTAATTTCCTCCACGAGGGACGTACTGTCTGATCTCGTCGTCGTATGCCGGAGCACCCAGTTTCTCCACCGCGAGGACCTTAAGACCATGATTACCTGGCCTTTCGTCCAAGCAGTACGAGGCGAGCATGGTATCGAACCATAGCTCTAGTCCTCCGAGGTGGGGATATAGTCCGGCCAGGTCGAACTTCCCATTGTGCGCAATAATTGGTCGTTGACGGAAGAGTCTCCGCAGAAGATCGAGAACAGCCTTGACTCCAAGTGCACCTGAACCAAAAACGAGTGCGCCACGTTCTTCGTCGTAGACTCCCACGCAGAGCAGATCGTATTCGTTAGGGTGTCCGAATCCCGCATCTTTCTCAATGCCGACCTCAATGTCGACAACGAGAGGTCCCTCTCGAACCAGAAGGTCTGTGATCCATGCGACCGCCGTAGTAGGATCGTCAGTAGCTGACCATCGAGGCTCACTCCAAGGCTCAACTTGTCCCTCCTGCAACTTGCCTATATCGGATACGAGGGCGGGGAAAGCATCAGCTGTACGGAGACAGTATGCCGGATGCCAGGTCGGGACAACTCTTTCAACAGCTGTCCCACCAAGTCCGCGAGTTGGGGACTTAGGTGGGCCGACACGGAGTCGGGTGATTGTCCGTGGATCATCAACGAGTGCTGACGCCGCCGTCCCACCAAGCGCAATGACATCTCGCGCCCCTGAGGAACCAATCTCTGCCAGGAGACGTCCACGACACGCAGCAACCGCAGCCTTAGGAGGAGTCGCGTTGTCAGGAGGACGACATAGACAGACATTGGTCAACATCACCTCGGAAGGAACATAGCGATGATAGTGGAGTACCGACTTGAGGAGCTTGCCCGACGGTCCTTTGAAGGGCTCTCCATAGGCGGTCTCCTGGAATCCGGGAGCTTCGCCAACCACTGCGATCGTTGCTGGACCCTCGGGGAACAATGTGGGCACGAAACCGTTACGTGGATCATTGAGGGGACAGCTTTCGCAGTTAGCTAGTGGGTGTCGTCGTTCTTCCATTTGCCCATCCCATAGCAGTGTGCAGGTTGAACTCAAGGATGTCGGGGTGGTTCACCGTTACGCCACTGAAGTAGTTCTTCGGCCTTGAGATTGTCGCGTCGCGTTCCGTGATGAACTTACCTGCCAAGGCGTAGTTGAACGGAAGCGAGGTGTCCATCGACCGTGCCTGGGTGTAGCACGCGGCTGCGCGGATTTCTCCCGGCCACCTGGAATCGGCTCCCAGGAAGTGAAGTTCGAACCTTCCGGGGAACTGCGCAGAGATCCTGTTCGCAAAGTCGATCCTAGCGTTCAACTGGTCCAGAGTGGACAAGATGATGCGTGGAATGCCGAGCGTTGTGATAGCAGGATTCTGCGCGTAGAACTCTGCACAGCGGACCAGGTCGTCTTGGTCTGCACCTTGGACGACGCCCATCCACTTGAACTGCATGAATCCTAACGGAGGGTTCTCGAAGAACTTGCGGTTGACCTCCACGGTTCCTTCATAGTCACCGAGGACGTCCGGTGACACGACCTCATCGGCCTTCATGGTCCGTGCATACTGAACTAGGGTCGAAGGGTCGGCCATCTGACCTTCACAGGCACCGTTGTCGACGATGTGGTAGAAGGTTCCCTTACGGGCTGATCCTGATGTCCGAATGACGCCAGCCCACTCGAACGAGTCAAGGTACGAAGGGATACACAGCGACATGAGAGCGGTTCCCTTCAGAGCTCTCATGCCGTACCCCTTAGGAGGAATCAGTGCCAATCTCACTTCTCTCCACGCGCCCTTCTCATGTTGATGAATCCCTTCGCTCCCAGCATCTCGGGCGGCGTCTCGACTCCCATGGCCATGTAGTCCTGCATCATGCGGAGCTTGATGTACGTGTAGCGAGCGTAGTTGGCCAGGTCGACGATCTCTTCGATCATCTCCTGGAACGTGTCCTTCTCGACGAACTTCAGCGCGCCGTACTTCTCTGCGCCCATCTCGTGACGGTCGGCACACACAGTGTCGAACTCTTCCGAGAGGCTCTGCATGTACCTGCTCATGTCATCACTCATGCTTGCGGGTTGTCCTTAACCTTGATCTTGGGAGCAGGTTCGAAGCGGGCGACGTTCTTGTTGCGCACCATGTCGTACCACCACTGAGGGTCGGCTCCGAACATGCCGAAGATGTGCATGCAGTAGACCAACGTGTCGGCAGCCTCTTCGAGGATCCTCTCTCGCGCCACGTCCATGGTGACCGAGCCGCGATTGACCTTCTTGACCTCGTTGAGCGTCTCGCCAGCTTCTCCTACCATGCAGGCCGCCATGTAAAAGGCGTCGTCAGCAGTGTCGGGGAACCACGCGTGACTATCCTCGTAGCACTGAATTGCGAGATCTCGTAGCTGCATCAGTTCTCTCCAGGCTTCTTCAAGTTTCGGATGTCATTCGGGTTGGCGACGACGAGGCCGGCCGCAGCGCTCTTCATCATCATGATCAGTTCTCGGAACGTACCGGGAAGCTCAGCGCCCCACTGTTCGATCGTGTCCTGGTTGATCAGGAACGATCCGGCAGCCATCTCGCCGCCCAGGACGATGGTGACCTTGCACCACGGCTTGCCGTCAGGCCCCGGCTGGAGGTGGAAGTTGAAGTGAGCCATCAGTTCCTTCTTTGGCTCACTTCCGTTAAGTGACGTCACTTCTTGGCTCCCAGGTAGGTGAGGAACTCGGCCTTGGCCGTGCGGTTGTGATCGTTGAAGACGCCAGTCATACGAGCTACGGTAGTGTAC